GCGCTTGCGGTGTACACCACCCTATGATTGCTGAAGCCGCTGTGCGTTTTCAAGCAGAAGCTATTATGGAGACTTTCCCAGCCAGCGGTCCAGTACGTACAAAGATTATAGGCGAAATAACCCCTCAAGCTACAGATGCAGCAAACCGTGTGCGCGAGGACATGAATTATCAGTTGACTGAAGTCATGAAAGAGTATCGTGCCGAGCACGAGCGTATGCTGTGGAACCTACCTATTGCTGGTTCGGCGTTTAAGAAAGTATATTTTGATCCCACCTTGGGACGTCAAGTATCTATATTTGTACCTGCTGAAGATGTTGTTATACCTTATGGCATTTCAGATATTTCATCGTGTGGTCGAATCACACACCGTATGCGTAAGACAAAGGTTGAGCTAGCTAAGTTGCAAGAAGCTGGGTTTTACCGAGACGACGTGAATGTAGACAGCACACCTGTCATGCAAGCAGATGAAATACAACAAGCCAAAGATAGAGAGACAGGGTTCTCGGCCACATATGATGACCGCCCCCTATTGTTAGAGATGCACGTTGAGTTTGATTTGCCCGGCTTTGAAGACAAGGATGAGGATGGGGAACCTACAGGTATCCCGTTGCCATATGTTGTTACGATACTGAAAGACACCAATGAAGTGTTATCCATCCGCCGTAATTGGGATGAGATGCCTGAAATTAGCGAGGGTAATGCAGGTGCACAAATTACCTATAAACAGCCTAACCAATACTTCGTGCACTACCAGTATGTGCCCGGCTTTGGGTCTTATGGCTTTGGTTTGGTTCACCTAATTGGTAACTCAGCTAAGAGCGCAACTTCTATTACACGTCAGTTAGTTGATGCAGGTACGTTATCTAACCTACCCGGTGGTTTAAAGACCCGGGGTCTGCGTATTAAGGGGGATGATACTCCCATCACTCCGGGTGAATTTAGAGATGTGGATGTGTCTTCTGGCACGTTGCGTGACAACATTATGCCGCTCCCATATAAAGAGCCCAGCCAAGTATTGATCACGTTGCTAGGTATTATCACTGAGGAAGCACGTCGCTTTGCAGCTACGCCAGATATGAAGATTAGTGATATGGGTGCTCAAGCACCTGTTGGTACCACACTAGCTCTCATCGAACGCAACATGAAGGTGATGTCGGCTGTTCAGGCTCGTATGCACTTCGCTATGAAGCAAGAGCTAAAACTCTTAGCGGTAATGATTAGGGATCACGCATCGCCTAGCTACGACTACAAACCAGATGAAGGTTCACGTAGATCACGTTTAGAAGATTACAGCCGTGTTGAGATTATCCCTGTGTCAGACCCTAACGCATCAACATTAGCGCAACGTGTTGTTCAGTACCAAGCTGTTATTCAGTTAGCTCAGATGGCACCACAGATTTATAACTTGCCTAAGTTGCATCGCCAGATGTTAGACGTATTGAGTATTAAGGATGCAGCAGAGCTCGTACCGCTAGATGATGATCAGAAGCCTACTGACCCAATCAGTGAAAACATGAACATCTTAAACGGTAAGCCAGTTAAAGCATTTATATACCAAGACCACGAAGCTCATATCCGTGTGCATATGGCGGCTATGCAAGACCCTAAGTTGATGGAGATTATGGGTCAGAACCCACAGGCTCAGATGTTAATGCAAGCAGCCCAAGCCCATATAACAGAGCACGTTGCGTTTGCCTATCGTGACCAGTTGCAGAAACAGATGGGTGTTACGTTACCTGAGCCAGATGCTGAGTTGCCTAAAGATATTGAAATGCAGTTATCACGTCTGTCTGCTGATGCCTCAGATAAGCTATTACAACGCCATCAAGCTGAAGCTCAAATGCAGAAGAACCAGCAGATGCAGCAAGACCCGATTATCCAGATGCAGCAAGCTGAACTTCAGATCAAGCAAAAAGAAGTGGATATTAAAGAGAAACAGATGATTAGTAATGCAGCCGCAGAAGCTGACAAGATAGCGTTAGATCGTGAAAAACTCCAAGCAGAAATGGAGCGTGAAGGATTACGGATTGGCTCACAAACAGCCGCCGCTAAAGCAAAACTTGAGTCCCAACAACAGTTAGAAATATTAAAGGCTGGGATGAGAGCTGAGGAACTGCAAGCTAAACAGCAAGCAGAGGGGATGCGTATGGGTATCGACGTATCAAAATCGCGTGAGCAAATGCGCATTCAAGAGATGCAGTCTAAGCAAAACGCGCAATCTAAAGAAGGGAACCAGTGATGACTGAGTTAGAAGTACTACGCAGCAAAATACGGGAACGTATGAACGATATTGCTGACGCACTAGCAACGGGGGCTTGCCGTACATATGAGCAGTACCAACACATGTGTGGTGTTATTGAGGGTTTAGCCCATTCGGAGCGAGATATTTTAGATATGCAAGACCAACAGGAGAGATTAAATGGCTGAGATTTTAATTGGCACAAACCCGAATAACCCACAAGTTGTGGGAGCAATAGACATGGAGAAAAGCGCAGAAGAGAAAGCCAAACAACTGCCTGACCCATGTGGCTACCACATCCTATGTGCTATCCCTGAGATAGATAAGATGTACGACAGTGGCATCATTAAAGCTGACTCTACAATGCAGTACGAAGAAGCTTTGACTACAGTTCTATATGTGGTCAAGTTGGGTCCAGATTGCTATAACGATAAAACGCGGTTCCCATCTGGCGCGTGGTGCAAGGAAGGCGACTTTATTTTGGTGCGCCCTAGTGCTGGTTCACGGTTAGTAATTCATGGGCGTGAGTTTAGATTAATTAACGACGATACGGTTGAGGGAGTTGTACAAGATCCTCGTGGTATCCGCCGCAAATAAGGAATAAACATGGCTATGCAAGAATTTAAGTTTCCCGATCAGGTTGATAAGGAAGAACCACAAGAAGATCAAGTTGAGTTAGAGCTTGATGGTTATGAAGATGATTCTCAAAATCCAGAAATTGAAATAGTCGATGATGCGCCTGTTCAAGACCGTGGTCGTAAGCCCTTAGACCGTGAAGTTGAAGAACCCACAGATGAGGAGTTAAACGACTACAGCTCTAAAGTACAAAAGCGCATGAAAGAGCTTACACATGCCCGTCATGATGAGCGTCGTAAAGCAGAAGCCTTAGCTCGTACTAATGCGGAGCTAGAGCGTGTAGCCCGGCTAATGGTAGAAGAAAACCAAAAGCTTAAACAGTACGTGAATGTAGGTCAAAATGCGTATATAGACAAATCTAAGACATTAGCTGAGATGGATGTACGAACTGCTAAATCTCGATTAAAAGACGCATTAGACGCTGGCGATACCGAAACTGCTGTTGCTGCCCAAGAAGAGTTGTTAAACGCACAACTACAAATGCGTCAAGTAAACTCATTTAAAGCAACAGACTTGCAAAAACAGCAAGAACCTGTATATACTCAACCTATAACATCAAAACCAGAACCTAAGTTAGATGATAGGGTGGTTAGATGGGCAGAAACTAATACATGGTTTGAACAGCCCGGTAATGAAGATATGACTGGGTTTGCTTACGGGCTACATAATAAACTTGTGCGAGAGCATGGGGAGCAGTACACAAGCACTGATGAATACTATAGTAAAATCGACTCGGCTATGCGTCGGGCGTTTCCAGACAACTTCGATGATGTTGAGCAAGAACCCCGAGCAAAACCAAATCGCCCTAAAAACGTTGTTGCATCCGCACAACGCACAACAGCACCTAAAAAAATTAGGTTAACTGTATCGCAACAAACTGCGGCCAAGCAATTAGGTATACCGCTTGAGTTGTACGCTAAAGAAGTAGCAAAATTGGAGGCAACACAAAATGACCGATAATCGCACCCCCCGTACCACGGAATCCCGTGAGCAAGTAGCCCGTCCTAAAGCATGGCGTCCACCGGAGTTATTACCGGAACCCATTATTCAAGATGGATACAAATATCGTTGGGTTCGTACTTCTACACTCGGCGTTACTGATCAACGTAGTATTACTGGTCGGTTCCGTGAAGGTTGGGAAGCAGTCAAATTGTCAGAACAGCCACAAATGCAAAATTTAATAGATCCAAATAGCCGTTTTAAAGGTGAAATTGAGATCAGTGGTCTATTGCTTTGTAAGATACCAAAAGAATTTGTCGAACAACGTAACGAATATTACGCAGATCAAACCCGTAGACAAGTTGAAGGTATTGAACAAAACTACTTGAGCCAGAGTGACGCCCGTATGCCGGTATTTCAAGAACGTCGGTCTACAGTCAGCTTTGGCAGTGGAAAATAATTTTAATTGGAGTTAACAAATGGCTTACCCCACTATTGACAAGCCTTATGGCTTGAAGCCGGTCAATTTGATCGGTGGTCAGGTGTTCGCTGGTGCTACCCGTAAGATGCGTATTGCTAGTGCATATGCAACTTCTATTGGTTTTGGCGATTTAATCGTTAAAGTCAGTGATGGTACCATCGCTCGCTCGGCTGCAACAACTGCTAAACCTACTGGCGGCTTCGCTGGTGTGTTTCTTGGTTGTGAATATGTAAACCCTACTAACGGGCAAGTGCAATTTCAGCAAAACTTTGTTGGTGGCACAACTGTTACCACTGGCTTTATCACAGCTTATGTTTGTGATGATCCTGATACATTGTTCCAAGTAGCTATCGTTTCTGGCACTACAGTTGTTACGGGTGTCCAATACACTTCTGTTGGTGAAAACGCCACATTAGTAAACAACACCGCAATCACCGCTGCTGGCAACTCACAAGTTGCTTTGTTAGCCACAACTGCTACAACCGATACTTTGCCAGTTCGCATCGTTGATGTTGTGCCTGATACCGCTTATATTTCTGGCGGCAACACGCTGTATCCTGAAGTGATCGTAAAGCTCAACTTCGGCATGCATGCATATGACACCGCCGTTGGCGTTTAAGGAGTAAATAATGGCTATTTCACGCGGACAACTACAAAAAGAATTGTTACCGGGTCTGAACGCTTTGTTCGGTCTTGAATACAAAACTTATGGCGAAGAGCACAAAGAGATCTACGAAACAGAGACCTCAGAGCGTTCTTTTGAAGAAGAAACAAAGCTTTCAGGCTTTTCTGCTGCACCTGTTAAGAACGAGGGCTCTGCCATCGCTTACGACAATGCTCAAGAAGCTTGGACAGCACGTTACACCCACGAAACAATCGCAATGGGCTTTAGCATCACTGAAGAAGCAGTTGAGGACAACCTCTACGCTTCACTCTCAGCTCGCTACACCAAAGCCTTGGCTCGCGGTATGTCTTACACCAAGCAGATTAAAGCTGCTGCTGTGTTGAACAACGGTTTTACTGCTGGTTATAACGGTGGTGACGGCGTTCCTCTTTTCAGCGCTGCACATCCCTTGGTTTCTGGCGGTGTTAACAGCAACATTCCCGCTGTGGCGGCTGATCTTAACGAAACTTCTCTCGAGAACGCCGTTATTCAGATTTCACAATGGGTTGACGAGCGTGGTCTTTTGATCGCTGCCCGTCCTGTTAAGTTGATTGTCCCACCTGCACTCCAATTCGTTGCAACCCGCTTGTTGGGTACTAAGCTTCGTGTTGGTACTGCTGATAACGATATCAACGCCATTGAGAATAATGGTTCAATCCCACAAGGCTACTCAATCAATCACTTCTTGACCGATGCAGATGCATGGTTCATTAAGACTGACGTACCTAACGGCTTGAAGCATTTTGTTCGTTCACCACTGGCAACAGGAATGGATGGTGATTTCGACACCGGCAATATGCGTTATAAAGCTCGTGAGCGTTATTCGTTCGGCTGGTCTGATGCCCTCGGCATGTATGGTTCAGCAGGTGCTTAAATAAACTGCTAGTTAGTTTAGCCCCCACTCAAAAGGTGGGGGTTTTTGTTTGTTCAGCTTTTTTAGCTAATCGTTCTTCATGATGGTGAATACGATGGCAGTTAGCACACAATGGCACACATTTGCGTAACTCTTCAAACACGGCTCGGAAATTATTATTATGTACTAAATCGTATAGCTTACGATTAGAAGGGTCGCGAGTAACGTGGTGGAAGTCAATTACTGATGGGTTAGACAACCCACACTTAACACAGGATTGGGTGGCTTTAAACTCTTGCCACTTTACCCTAAATGCCTTTTTTGCTAGAGCAGTTTTAGCTTTTACGGCGGTTTTGTTGGCCTCATAATGCTTCTTTGAATACTCTTTATGTTTCTGCTTTCGCAATTCTTTATCTTTATACGGCATTGGGACCCTTACGTAATAAGTTGCTTTCGTAATTATGCCCCATAAATGTTGCGTTAATCCAATTAATGTAGTATAAATGGGATATTACTGGGTAACCCAGTTCTATAGACCGACCCAGCGGACGATGCAGAGACTATAGAACGATGTACTGCATATACAAGGAATCATAATGGCACAAACTTCATTTTCAGGCCCAGTCAACCTCGGCGTGTTCACTGTTGCAACCGCACCTACTGTAGCTTCTACAGGTAGCGTAGCGTACTTCTCAAACGGTGCCGCTGGCAGCCCAGTACTAGCGTTTTTTGACGGTACAAACTGGAAGCGCTCAGACACCTTAGCCACTATTGCTGCTTAATTAACCTTTGGATGCTGGTTGTTACCAGCTTCAACCACTTAAACAGCGGATTTAAATGGCTACCAAAAAAACTCCCTCTCTAGCTGTAGGTCGTGGTGAAAAGCTGCCCGTAGCTAAAGGGGCTGGCTTAACTGCAAAAGGTCGTGCTAAATATAACGCAGCCACAGGCAGTAATCTAAAAGCCCCACAACCAGAAGGTGGTGCGCGTAAGAAGTCGTTTTGCGCTCGTATGAGTGGTATGCCGGGTCCTATGAAGGACGAAAAAGGCAAGCCCACACGTAAAGCCGCAAGCCTAAAACGATGGAAGTGTTAAAGATGAATTTTGAAGCTGTTTGGAGTGGCATTCTAACTATTGCAATGGCTACAATAGGTTGGCTTCTAGCTGCTAGGTCAAAGCAAATGGACGAATTTAAGGCTGAGTTTCAGCGTATTGCTATATTACTAAATCGCACAAGAGAAGAATTAGCGAAGGAGTATGTTACAAAAGCTGAAGTTCATGCCGATATCAACAGGGTGCTAGACCGTTTAGAGCGCCTAGATGAAAAACTAGATAGACTAATGGACAGTAAACGTGCCGGCAACTAGTAAAAAACAAGAGAATTTTATGCAAGCAGTAGCGCATAATCCTAAGTTTGCAAAGCAAGTAGGGGTCCCACAACGTGTGGGTAAAGAGTTCACTAAATCAGAAGGTGGTCAAATGAAAGAGTCAAAAGCAATGGTTAAGAAGGAAGTAGACTTCATGAAAAAGAAGGGCGCTCCTAAATCAATGATCAAGCATGAGAAGTCAGAAATGATGGCTTGTGGTGGCGGTGTAGAGTCCCGTGGCAAGACTAAAGGTAAGATGGTTAAGATGGCTAAAGGCGGGTATGTAAGTGCTGCTGATGGCTGTGTGTCTAAGGGCAAAACAAAAGGCAAGATGGTATAACTATGTTATCCTCACGGGGTATGGGAGCTATGCTCTCAAGTAAGATGTCAAAACAAGCCAAACGTAAGGATGGCGGTATGTCTGACGGTTATGCCGAAGGTGGTAAGACTAAATCCCGTGTGAATGAATCAGGTAATTACACCGAGCCCGGAAAACGAAAGAATATATTTAATAAGATCAAAGCTGGCGGTAAAGGCGGTGATCCGGGCGAATGGAGTGCGAGAAAGGCTCAGATGTTAGCTAGGGAATATAAACGTGCTGGTGGCGGATATAAATGAAGAAGCCTCAAGAGTCCCTAAAGCGCTGGACTGAGCAAGATTGGAAGACCAGCGATGGTAAACCGTCTAAGGGTAAGAAACGTTATTTACCTGCTAAAGCGTGGGAGGCATTAAGTGCTTCAGAGAAAACAGCCACAAATAAGGCTAAAGCCGCAGGTAACAAGGCTGGTAAGCAGTTCGTAGCACAACCAAAGGCGGTTGCTAAAAAGGTTAAGGCATACAGAGCATGACAACATCCGGACTTAGCACATTCAATTTAGAGTTCACTGACCTAGCTGAAGAAGCGTGGGAGCGGTGTGGTTCTGAATTACGAGATGGCTACAGCTTACGCACAACACGTAGAAGCCTTAATCTACTTACTATTGAGTGGGCTAACCGTGGTATTAACCTATGGACTGTTGAGCAAGGCGCTATACCGCTTGTAACAGGACAGGCGACCTACGACTTACCCAATGATACGATTGATCTGCTAGATCACGTAATACGCACTGGAACGGGTCAAAACCAGACAGATATAAACATCAGCCGTATAGCTGAACCAACTTATGCGGTAATACCAAACAAAAACGCTTTAGCACGACCTATACAAGTATGGGTACAAAGATTATCTGGTGCGACATACCCAACAGTTGGGGTTGTTAACCCAAAGATACACGTATGGCCTACTCCAAATGATCCGGGAAGTCAATACACGTTTGTTTATTGGCGGTTACGTCGTATACAAGACGTAGGTGGTGGTACGAGCACCCAAGATATACCATTTCGGTTTCTTAACTGCATGGTTGCTGGGCTGGCTTACTACATGAGCATGAAGATCGCAGGTGTGGATACTAATCGCATGATGGCATTAAAGATGGATTACGAACAGCAGTTGCAGCTAGCTATGGATGAAGATAGAGAAAAAGCTCCTGTTAGATTTATACCACGTATTGTCAGGTAGGTGATTTATGTCATCTAGGTTTGCATCTGGTAAGAACTCTATATCGCAGTGTGATCGCTGTGGGTTCAGGTACAAACTTAAGCAGTTAAAAGCGCTTGTAATCAAACGCAACATAACAAGTATATTAGTATGCCCTACATGCTGGGAACCAGATCAGCCTCAGTTGTTGTTAGGTGAAACACCAGTAAATGACCCCCAAGCCGTACGTAACCCACGACCCGATAATAGTTATGTTGTTTCAGGTTTAGATTCAGATGGTAATCCTTCGGGTGGTAGTCGTATATTTGAATGGGGCTGGGCTCCAGTAGGTGGCAGTAGAGATGGCGGTATAACGCCAAATGCATTAAACTTAACAATAACGCTGGGCACCGTAACGGTTGCAACCACATAGGAGTTTGAAATGAAACAAGCAATGAAAAAAGTAGCCGATAAGGCTGTCAAAGGTCATGAAGCTCGTATGCACAAAGGTGCTAAGAAGATGGCTAAGGGTGGCGTGACATCAGAGCAGATGAAACAAATGGGTGGTGGTTTAGCCCGTGTTGCTAATCAAGGTGGCAAATAATGGAAAAGCAAAAACAAGTAGACCCTAATACGGTCAGTGCCAAGAACATGAAGGGTACACAAGCCCCTCGCGTGTCTATGGGCGATCCTGATGCTAACGATGTCAAAACATCTGGCATTAAAATTCGTGGTACAGGCGCAGCGACTAAGGGCACAATGGCTCGAGGACCGATGGCATAATGAACTACGCTGAGTTATCTGCTGCTATACAAAATTACTCGGAGTCTGACGAGCAGTTGTTCGTGGACAACATTCCGACGTTTGTAAAACTTGCTGAACAGAAGATATATAACTCAACACAAATTGCTTATCTACGCCGTAACGTTGTGGGTGTTACAAACACAAATAATAAATACGTTGCTACGCCTTCAGACTTCCTATCTGTTTACTCTGTTGCAGTGGTAGACCCATCTGGTGATTATATATACTTGCTAGACAAAGACGTTAACTTCATTCGTCAAGCCTATCCCGCACCAACGGATACAGGTATACCTAAGTACTACGCCATCTTTGGCCCAACTACTACCAATACCGACCCTGCGGAGCTAACGAATGAATTATCTCTTATACTTGGCCCAACTCCCAACGGATCATATACGGTGGAGTTGCACTACTTTTTCTACCCTGAATCCATCGTTACAGCAGGTACAACTTGGTTGGGTGACAATTTTGACTCAGTTCTACTCTATGGCGCTATGCGGGAAGCCTCAATATTCCAAAGACAAGAAGCCGACGTAGTGGCTAACTATGAGTCTAAGTATAACGAAGCGATGACGTTACTCAGACAGTTAGGCGATGGTAAACAAAGAACTGATGCATACCGCACTGGTCAAGCAAGGTACCCTGTAAAATGAGCTTCACTGGAAACTTCACTTGCGACAGCTTTAAAACTGCGTTACTTAATGGTGATGTGGATTTTAGCGGTAATGTATTTAAGATAGCTTTATACACAAACAATGCTAGTTTAAACGCCTTAACCACGGGTTACACTTCCGCTGGCGAGGTGGTAGATGCAGGTTACACAGCAGGTGGGTCAGTACTTACCTCAACGGTTAGCAGTTTAAACGGTGTGTCATTTATTTCCTTTGAAGATATATCTTGGTCAGGTGCTATAACTGCTAGGGGCGCATTGATCTACAAAGATGGTGGTACAGCAGTATGTGTTTTAGATTTTGGTGCTGATAAAACATCAGCGTTAACTTTCACCGTGCAGTTCCCCCCAGCTACATCAAGCACGTCAATAATTAGGCTTTCATAAGGAGTTTTACATGTTCAACGAACACGCAAGTCCAGTAGACGCTATTACGTCTCAAGTCGCTTCAGGCGGCAAAACAGGTAATCAGGTTAAAGGCGGCGGCGCATTTCTAGTACAATGCTTTGACCAAGAAGGTAAACTTAAGTGGGAAGCAGAGAAGCACAACCTAGTTGTAAACGTTGGTCTGCAAGATATGAATGCTAAGTACTTCACAGGCTCAGGCTACACAGCTACTTGGTACATCGGTCTATACGGTGCAGCAGCCACTAACAACCCAGCAGCCGGTGATACAGCCGCTTCTCATACAGGTTGGGCAGAGTTAACATCATACAGCCAAGCTACACGCCCACAAGCCGTGTTTGGCACAGCCACAACAGCAGACCCATCAGTTATCTCTAACACTTTATCAGTTGCTCAGTTTTCTATTACTGGAACAGTTACAGTTGGTGGTGCGTTCTTGATTAGCGATAACACTAAGGGTGGCACGACTGGTGTTCTGTTTTCTGCTGCTGATTTCCAATCACCGGGTGATCGTTCGGTGGTAAGTGGT